TTTACCAAACTATTATTAATATCAATACTCTCTTAAAGCCTTTTCAGAAAGTTTAAGGGAGAGTAAGTTCTTATAATCCTTTTTCTTGGTCAAGATGATTCATCTTTTTCATAATTAGCGTCCGTCGGCTTAAACATTTTGTTCCTCCGATAGTTCTACTGTTTCGTCTGTATCTAATAAATCTCTAATCCTATTTCTAATATCTACTATTTCATTATGCGACTCTTGTTTCTCTACTAATGCTTTAATCTTTGCCATTGTTGACGGTGCGATTAATACGTCTCCACCATCTTCTAACGGTTGTAAATTCATAAATCTTCTTGCCTCGTTGATGGTTATGACCCCTAACTTCCCGCCTTCTTTCATCTTTTCTAAATCAAATTCTTCATTAACATTTTCAGGTTCTACATGTGTTATTTTTATATCTTCAAATCCAAATCCCTGCTTAACCAATACATCTGTTAACCTGTGTGCTTCTAACTTTAATAATGGTAGTATTGCATCTTGTTTAAATTGTTCTCTCTGTTCCGATGAATTTAATTTACCCGTAGTAATGTCTACTACTCCCAACACCATCGGCTGCATACCATATACTGCCATTATTTTATTTAACAGCCATTTCTGATACTCTAAAAATTGCATGTCCTTTTGCGTCTCAGATACCCTTGTAAAAGTTACATTTGGATTATTTGTGATTATTAGTTTTTGACCCTTTCTCCTTAGTTCCTCCATCCAGTATCTACGATTCTTTTTTAATTCGGGCTCCGACATGCCCTGGAAGGCTAACACACCGCTCAATAATCCTGAATTGTGTAATATTCTTTGATTGAACTGCGCAGCTTCTATTTCATTACATATATCATCCCACAATGTTTCTATTGGACTTAATCCATAAGCTGAACCAGATACTGGATTAGATACCATGTATATTAATTCTTTAATCGAGAAATCCGCTAATGGTTTTACATAATTATTCTGGTCGATTAATTTATAAGCACTCTTATCAGGATTTAAGAAGTTACCATGCTTATCTAAATTCAATCTTATATTAGCACCTTTTAAATCATATATTTCTACAGGTAGTTGTCTGGTATATACTATTTCTAATGCTCCTGCATCATATACTAGGATATCTCTTAAATATTTTCTGCGTAAATCATCAAAAGATTCAACTTTTTTATTTGGATTTTCTAACAATTTTTCTACTTCTATAATGTGTCTTTTTACTTGAGCGTCCTCTGCCTTATCAGAATCTTTTGCTTCTACCCTAATTCTATATTTAACTGTTTCCTTTATAATCTTATCTACGCATGCCCTTGTCCAAGAACTTAGTACGTATTTTTTCCATAAATCTTCTTCTGATGCTCCTGCAACCTTTAGGGCTCTATCTATATAACCTGCTCCTGCAGTGATTACCCAAGAAGTTGACTCATCAATGTGTCCCCGACTATCTTTTATTAGTCTCTCTGAAGGTGGAATGCCTACATCTCTATCCCTTGAACCAGTGCTAATATCTTTCTTATCTAAAGAATTCTTCCAACCCATGATTTACCTCTTCTCAAATTCAAGCTTATTGGGTGACCATAATTGAGTCAACCCACCCGTTAATTGGTGATAGTACTCTAATTTTTCTCGCAATGTCTCCGGATATAAAGAAACACTTATATATAGTGAAATTAACTGTTTAATTATCTTATAAATAAATATGAAGGACCACCCTACCAATAACGGTAAACCTATTGTATACTTTATTATATTGGTGCCTATTGTAAATCTTTTCAATTTTAATTTTTCTTTTCTATCTAACATCTCGAAAACCTCCCAATAAGTCATTGAATATATCCGGAAAATCTAATTTTTTTGCACACTCTACACAATACCCACTTTTAAGTGTTTTTACTTTTCCACAAGATTTACATTCTCCAAAAGAATAAATTATTTTTTTCTTTTCCACCTTACTTCTCCCCTTTAGTTAACTTATCAAATTCTTCTTTAGAAATCTCATTACCTTTTAAGTCATAATAATGGAAAGAACCTCTAATTTCATTCCCACATATTTTGCACATAGGAGAGCCATCTTCAAATAGCATATCGAGCTGTTCATGGCTTCGTTGTTTCTTGCACAATAGACACTCAAACATATGTGTTTCTTTCATATTATTTTTCCCCACAATCGGCAGCGATTAATTACTTTAACCAGATTTCATCTTCGACCATTATTTTGAGAATGTCTCCATGGCACGCTAATGGCTTACACCAACATCCGAGAATTTTACCCTGTAATTCTGGTAAAGCTTGAATTAAATCTGGTTTATTCATAATATATATTTCATATTTAGAAATAACATCTTCTCTAGTGCCATCTTTACCTATAGAAAAAGGATTGCCCCATTTACTAGGTCTGCCTATGTATACATCATATTTCTCTTTCTTACAGTGAACTACTTTCACTTGAACTTTGTGGTTCTGCTTTTAATGCTGAATATGTTGCTCCTGCCACTGAATCTGCCACATCCTTACTTCCATATTCTAAATCTTCTTCTAAAGCTCTTCTATTTGAAATTTCAGGATGGTCTACCTTATTTTTTTCAACTATTAATTCTTCCAACTCTCTTATAAATACAGCATAATGATAATAATCTAATTGTTTAGTATATAATAATCCCTTTAATGTATTATATGGCTCCATTGTCTTATCTACACTTATTACCTCTGCTTCTATACCCTTATCCTGCAACCTCTGGATAAACTCCACAGACTGCCATCCGTCTAATGTCACTTTTACTATTTACTATGGGAAAGCCTTTGTCTTGTAATCTATATATAAACTTTCTTATCATTTCAAAATCCAACTCGCCTCTTTTTACCCTTAATTGTATTGCTAAATCTACATATACTCCCTTTTCTGTTTCTTGGCCAAGTGGATTTATTGGGAATGTATGCACCATAGCAAATCCTGCACAATCTTGTTTAAATTCTTCAGTGTTAGCTTTTGCTAAATCAATGTGAATATAGTACTTGTTGTCTGTATGTTGTTTATCCCATAAATTCTTTAAGCGCAATTCTTCTTCTGTTATTTTTATACCATTTTTTATTTTCTGCAGTGTCATGTAATGTTTTTCAATAGTATTAGGTAAAAACCATTTATGGAATAATTCATTCATTAAATTATCAGTATATAATCCCTTAACTGTTGATAAGGGACTATTTCTTGTTTTATTAGCAAATTGAACAATCCTTTCTTTATATTTAAAGAACCTATTTCCTGCTCCTGCTATATCCTTATTTTCATATCTTCTTGCTGAATCTTCCGGATTTTTTTCATATGCTTTTTTAAAATCTTCTTTTTTCTTTAATGGGTTTACCTCCCAAGTACATTTTAAACTTCTATATACATCTTTCGCATTTACAGTTTGATTCCATCTGTGCATCATAAAATCAAACGGGTCTCTCATGTATGAGATTAAAAACAATTTGAATTTATTGCCATATCGACTTGTTTCATTATGCCAAAGAGCTTCATATAACGCTTTTGCTTTTTTAACCTTAAACTCACCTACTTCATCAAATACTGCTATTAAAACGTTTAAACCTTCTCCTGCATACTTCTCGGAATGTTTTGAGTGTGCTCTTATATTATTCTTAAAGTTTACAGTTTGTGCTTGAATATCTTTTCCATCTCTTAAATCCATTCCCCGTTCTTCAAACCAATTTTTTCCGGTTGCTGGATTTACTACATTCTTAAGAGCATTTGTAAATTTATAAAAGAAAATGTCTTTCGCATGTGTTGATGAAACGCTAACATTAACTAAATCTATATTTTCATTATCAGCTATTCCAAAGTGTTGTTGGGGATTCCTTAGACACATCATCCAATAAGCGCAATATATTAATATCCTTGAACATAAAAAATCTTTCCCTGAATTGTGATTTACTATGCCGTGAGCTAAATAATTATGAGTATCAGGTATCTCAAGGTCATAAAAATCTTGAACACCCATATCTTTAATCTCAGTTATTTCATCAAACCTTATCATAATACACCTAATTTTTCTAAATCAGCCCGTCTTAATATTTTGAATTTTATGTGAGGATATTTTTCAACAAATGTTTTTATTTTATTCTTTGATTCCGTTGTATACCATCCTTTAATTTCTATATATTCATTTGTTTTCGGTAAATAAAAATCGGGTGTATAATTTGAACTTCCAACCTTGAATGTTTTTGACTCGTATAGCCACTTAATTCCTTTTGAATCTAGATATTTAGCATATTTTGTTTCCCAAGATGAGCGCATGTTTATACCTTTGTATTTTGTTCTATACCAAACCGTCCTGGGACCATTTCTTCTTGATTTACACCACGGACATTGACAGTTCAGCTTATGATTTTTCATACCCTCTTGGGCTTTAGCTTGTCTTCGACGCTGTTCTCTTGTAAGCTTTAATGCTGCCCTTCGACATGTTTTACGAATTTTCTCAATAGTCCTTTTTGCAAGATGTTTTCCCGTATTCCAAGGTTTATCGCCCTTTTGAAAACCTCCCTTTTGTTTAATATCAGCTGCAATTTTATCACCTATTGCCAAATCTTTTAACATAACCCATGTTCCATCTTCTCTATAAAATTTGTGCTTACCGGATACTGTTATTTCTTTGCTTGATTTTGTCTTTACTTTGTATAATCGAGTTGTACCCTTTTTGTATGGTACGCCTGAGCGCTTTATAGTTGTTCTAAGTCTTCCGCTTTCTTTTATCATTGACTTTACTTTAATGGTTCGCCCTTGCTCGGCCAATTCTTTTATTGTATATTCCTTTCTTGTCTTTGCATCTTTAAACACTGTGGTACCAGAAAGACATCCTTCTCCCCATAATAGGAGATACTCCTGAAATTGGTCATTCCATTCCAACTCACCTTTATCGTTTAACTTAAAAATACTATTTATAGCTTCTAACTGTACAGGACTTAGGCCCGGCTTTAGCCATTCTTTAAAAAATATCTCAGATGATACCGGTTTAATAAGAAAGAGTTCATCCTTATTCTCTTCTTTTTTAATTGCTTTATTACAATACTCTTCCCATAAATTGTTTATACTCATCAATGATGACACTCCCCCGATGCTTATTTTTCTAACGTCTTGGCTAATTTTTTACTTAATAAGAAATGACTTAATAGTTTTATACCTCCCTCTAAGTCTTTAGTATCTATAATTTCTACAGGTGTATGCATATTTCTTAGCGGTATTCCTAATATCATTGCTCTTGCACCTAACAATTTAGATACCTCAGTGGCTGTATATCCTGTCATACCTGTACTTGCTTGATGTTGTATCTTTATTTTATTTCTTCTACATACTCCCTCAGCTATTTTTAATCCCTCTTTGTGTATATCCACACCTCTGTATAATACAATTCCTTGACCTAATCTACATCTACCTACTTCTCTTTCCATCTCATCGTTACACCCGTAATCTGTGGCGAATGTAACATCGACCTCTATAAATAAATCAGGTTTATGTTTCATTACTAAGGGGTGAGCCTTACTGCCCCAAGTTTCTTCCTGCGCGCTAAATGTAAATATCAATGTGGGTATTGGTTTACGTTTCATCTTTCTCAGTTCTTCAATTGTTCTTATTAAAATATAGCAACCTGATTTATCATCGAAACCGTAACCTGATAATGCATTTCCTAATAATGGAAACATCGTTGACTTATAAATTACGGGGTCTCCTATTTTTACATACTTTGATACTGCCTTTCTTCCCCTTATTCCCACATCTATTTGCGCATCTTTTATACTGATTATATTTTCCTCTTCCTCATCCTTAACTAAATGAGCGTGTTTTCTATTTACTACAGCATTAATAATTCCCTTTTCCGTTAATATTAATAAATCTCTTGCACTTATAATACTAGTATCTCCTCCACCTACATATTGTAAACTTATTATGCCATCCCTATCAATATTTGTAACAATAAACCCTATTTCATCTAGGTGAGCATCTATCATTATTGTACCCTTGCCTGAACCTGGAATAGTCACTATAATATTATTTTGAAAATCTTTTTTGACAGTATATATTTTTCCCCTTTTGTTTTTAAAATACTTTACAATATAATCAGCTAACTTACTTTCAAAGCCACTCGGGGAAGGAATTGACATTAGATTTTTTAATAGGTCTAAGTTTAATTTCATGATGTGGTTCTCCTAATTATTCTGCGTGTTAAACATTTGAAGAAACTCTTTCTTAGATTGTTGCTTTGTTAATAATTCTAATTTATTTAATATTGTTATAATACCTAATAATATTAATAAAGTCATTATTCCTAAAGCATATGCAATTGACTTTATGGCAATTAAATATACTATTGTAGGCAAAATTAATAATATTGTAAGCCCTAGCGAAAATTCCCAAATTGCTTTTAGTACTAGTTTTGCATTTTTCATTTTTTAAAAAGTTCCTCCACGTCATCCCAAAAGATTAATAAACCCAGACCTATTCCAAATATAATAAGATTTATTGAAGATGGTTCCATACATTAGTTTTCTCCATATTGTACCCATTGATGTGAACTTGCGTCATGGCATTCGAATTCTCCATAACAAGCTAAACAATCACCACAATTATCACAAAAATCTACCCCGCATACAGGAGTGGCTTGTTCTCCGCGAATATATTTAGTTCCTTCTTCGTTATATATTTCTTTTAACATATTTATCCTTATTATTATTATATACCATTTATCTAGTTATTGGGTAGATTCTGTATAATTTTACTGCTATTTAAGAGTATTTATTAGTGTGATACTCCTCTAAAATCGTTCTATACACCAACATATTAGGCATATACTTACCAGATGTGAATATATATTCGTCTGTTTGATTGTAAATTTTACTCAAAGCAGCAGCTACACCAGCACTTCTGCTTATTCCGGCATGACAATGTATAATAAAAAAATTCACGTGTGCTATTTGTTTTTCAACAAATTTTAATATTTCTTTTGCATCTTCTATAGCAAATAATTTGCATCCAGTTACTTCCCTATCTATATCATGAAATTGTAGTCTTAATATTCTATTATCTGGTAAATCAGCAATCGCTTCACGTGGTTCTGTTATGGATATAATAGCATATGTACTTGTGATATCTCTTTTTGTAAAATCCTCTGCGCTTTCTCTACTATGTATATAAAAATTCATTATCACCATCCTATATGCGTTAAAAGTGTTATCCCAAAAAAATACATAAGTCCTATTATTCCACAAACACAAAATATCAGAATTAATTTCATAATTCCAGTGCCCCACCTATAAAAATTATTAAAATTCGTGCCTACCTCATATATATTCCAACTGATTAAACATTCAACTCGACCATCAAATTTATTAGGGTAGGGAATATATGAAAATAAAATAGGCAATAACCATGATACAAATAAAATTCCTGTCCATAATCCTATAATTTTTAATAGGATAACCATATTATACCTCCACTATTTTGTTAGCGTATTTTTTTAATTGACATACAACATTAAATTCCTTTTGCACTACCTGTTTTCTAAACTCACTGTTTTCATTTTCCTTGTTTCTTTTCTTTCTAAATTTTAAAGTCTGTTCTGGATTACCTTCAAGATGAATAACATAATTCATTTTCTTAAATTTTTTAAGATATCCGGCATATAATCCCTCGACAATAATATAATTAACATCCTTTACACCATATATCGTTTCTTCATTATAATCACTTGTATATTTATTAATTACAGGAACTATTAATGTATCTTTTTTCTTTTTGAACATTTTAATTATATACCTCAACATCTTCCAATCAATTTCCTGAATACCTACAGATTTAATTCCATTACGTTTTCTAATACGAGTTCTGTCTTTAAAGTGCGTTTTGTATAGGTCGTCTAAAGAAATTAAAATTGTTCTTTTGTTTTTCTTATAAAGTAATTCTTGTAAAACTTCTCCTAATTCAGATTTTGAAGTTCCAGAACCGCCTTGAATACCTATAATCGCTTTATCAGGAAGTTTTAAAATATTAGGTAATACTTCTTTACCTCTATGAATATCTAATTTTTTAATGTCTTTTATATCGCCTATCATAATTATTTATCCTCACTTACTAAATCATATTCATAACTCTTTGTATGAGCATTATAATGAACATAATAAGAACAACCGCAAACACAATGTACTTTATTCTTATTTTCTTGCATTCGTTCTACTGAGCATTCAATCCTTCTTTTACATTTACAACTTATTGTTATTTTGTGCATTTAATCTCCTTTAAATAAACGCTCTCGATTTCAGGTCCCCAAACATCGGCTTTTTTACACGCTTTATTGTAGTCTGTTTCGTTTATAACTTTTTCTTTGCCATCCTTATATTTTATAGTTATTTTATACATGTAACCCCACTTTAATGCCTTTCTACCGTGCCGCTTAAATCTTCATCATATAAGCCTGTAGCCAATTCAATTATATCATTTTCTGTTAATAAGGATAACTCCATACTATCAGAATCTTCAATGATAGCTTCAATAATTTCTTTAATTTCTGTAATTTGTTTCTTCATCTTTAATCCCCTTTATGTAAATAAGAAACTTCAAAACATTTTGGACATTCAAATTTCAAAGCTTTTCCTGGTTTAATTCTACCTCTATATAATATTTCAGGATAATCACATTCACCCATGATATCTTTTTTAGTTAATAAATAATCGCATTCTGGGCATACATATGGTATATCTTGACTAAACATTTTGTCTCCAATCTATTACACAAAAATCAGCTAAAAACTTTTTAAGTTTCTCATAATTATCAATTTTTTTTGTTTCTGTTTTTATTATTCTATCTTTATGTACTTCAAGTGTTGGAGTAAACGACATTGATGCCCACATATAATGACTGTTCTCACAAGCATCATACCAAGAATCTAACCAGCGAGGAAGTAAAGACATGAACTGTTCTGGATAACCATCATGATAGTAGTTCATATAACTTTTAAGTTTTCTATGATTTAACACTAAATCAAATACATTAGCAGTAAATCCATTTCGAAATGCTCGCTTTCCGCCAAATTTTGGAGATAATCGTATACACTTAAAAGTTTTTTCTTTACCGTGTTCTTCTCCTTTAATATGATAAATTTTAAATGTGTGCATTATTTTCTTTCCTCCTTTAAAACTCCACGTTAAAGCCTATTATACCCCTATCATCACCTTTATACCCTTTACCTAATCCAGCATTCAGGTAAGTATTTTCAAATACAAATTTCTTAATCTTATAACTCACTGATAAATATCCGCCTTTGTTTGTTGCGATTACTTCTGTTCTAAAATTCCATAATCTTGCGAACCTATATCCAACTCCAGTTTCTACTCCTGTATGTTGTAAGCCTGAACCTACACCGTAAAATCCTATTAGTTTATTTTCGAATCCGTATGGTCGTAATTTAGCTGACTCTGGGATATCACCTATCTTAACCTTAGAATAAATATATTCGCTGTCATAATTTATCCAATTCCATTTATTACTATCCTTTGGTTTATGCACAGCTAATTTTTCAAGATACTCATAACCCTTCGGTGCTTTCATTGTGATTGATTCTTTATATCCAACATCAATAACAGGCTGGACATTCTTTAATCCCTTCCAATAAAAATAACCTGCAATTAATCCTATTATTATTATATACATAATTAACTTGCGTAGATTAAATAATTGAACAAAATCTTTCGCCCAATCTGTCTTACTCTTTATATCTATAAGACCACCTACAAGTTTTTTATAATTAAATTTTTGCATTTATTTCCCCAACTCTTTCAATTCCTTAGCATATTCTAAATCACAACAACCTTTATTTTTTATCATTTTCTTCCTTCTTTTGCTGTCGTTCCCATTCGTTTAAATTGAATACTTTTTTACCCTGCTCCCTTAAGTCGCCTGTAAATAAATCTAAATCTTTATTACCTGTTCCTAGCAGCTTAAATTTATCTTTCTTCTTTTTAAGAATTTCTTCAAACTCTTCTTGGCAGTTGTCACCCTGCTTTTTACCGTGACTCTTTGCTAATTCAAATACTTCAATCACAGTATCAATATCTGTTGTCCAATATGCAAATTTTGAGTTATCCATTTTTTCTACCGACTATATAATTTTTTATACCTGTGCACATTAATATAGAACCCATTACTGTCATACCCGTTAATCCTTTTGAAGCTACTACTATAATAAAGAAAATATTTGAGAAGATATATAGCAACCACCACTTATAGCTCTTAACTACCAGATTTAAGCTTAAAACTACCAATATACTTGCTATAATATCTAATATTTTAATTATCATTTTCTTCTTTCAATCCTTCAGAGTATATTTGAATCCTTGTACCTCCAAATACATCTAAACCATTGTCGTCTTCTCTTTTAATCATAACTTCTTGATGACCTATTACATCACCATTTTGGTCTATTACTTCAATCAACTTGGTAAGGTAAGGGGTGTCATAACAATCACCTGACTTAACAATTTGTGCTGCTTCATAGCCCGGATTTACCCTACGTTTATACTCATCTTTAATATCAATAAACACTCCACCAATACCAATCATTTCTTCTCTAGCATTAAAATAATTAGCTGCTCTTACTAATGCTTCTACGATTAAAGCGTAAATAAAATATCTTAATTCACTTTTCTGTTTTACCTGTTCAACTAATCTTTTTGGTACTTCCTGAATCAAACGAGTTATTGCATAATTTAATTCCCCTAAAAAAGCTCCTTCATACTTATAAGCCTTGCCTACTTCGCTAATAGTAAGGGCTAACTTGTATTCTTCGTTAGGTACATAAATACCCTCACCTTCAGTTTTTATGTCGTAAAGAACATAGCCTATTTCTTGAAATACTGAAAATAATTCTTTCGCAATATCATTATTAGTATTAATCTTATCAGCCACTACTGTAGATAACGCTTTTACACCCTTATCAATTAACACCCTATCTTGTGCTTTTCCATTTTTCACTATTCCACTCGGGTTTTTAGTCTTCTCACTTGGTACATATGGCATTTTATACCTCCTTTAGTTTGTTATAAATAGTTTGTAATTCTTTATCTGCTTTTATTGATGTTTCTATATGTGTATCCCACCTTGATGTTATATCTAATTCGCCAATCTTTCTTTTTATTCTTAGTAATTCACTAGTTATCTTATCAAATATCATAATATTGCCCCCACTATCCAACTAAGTATTATAATTATACCTATGATTGCTTCAGCTGCTTTCCATGCATCTCCTTTAAAATTCTTTTCTCTTAGCCTTATATCAACATATTTAGCTAGTGGAAAGCCCGTAAATCCTACCATTGCTATTATTATATACACAAATGGTTGTTTTCCCGGTAATAAGAATAATGAAGGTAGTAGGCTATAACTCATTGAAATTAATCCTAAGTATGCATAATCTTCTTTAACATCCCAGTTTGCTAAAGGATGATGTCCATTTATCATATCACACGTGTCACCATAACCCAATGCCATTTCTAACCAAGCTAGAGTTGCAATCGCTCCTACTAAATTCCCTATTAATAATCCTACTCCTAGGAAATAGTTAAATGCTAATACCATTCCAGATGCACATAAGAAGGCAGTAATGAAGTTTCTGAATGTATACTTACTTCCTCTCCAAGCCCATAAAACGCCACCTAATAGTATCATCAAAATCGCTTTTAGTACTATCATTTCTTTTTCCCTTTGTTTAGGTGTTTACAAAATCGATTAAATACTCTCGTTATCTCTTCGCGTATATTCTTTCCCCAATAGCTCTTAATGAAGCCTTGATATATTGACCAAGTTAAGATATTAGCGATACTAGCACCTATTATTGTAAATATAATTTGTTTCATTTTTATTTGACCTGTTGCCTTAATTTTTCATCCTGTTTAGCATCTTCACGAGTATAATCTAATCCTTTGGGAAAATGCCTTTCAGCTACCTTATTTAATCCTTCTATTATCTTTAATTTATTATATACCACTTTCTTGTTTTTATCTCTTCCTAAATGGTCCCACCTATAAAGTTCTACTGCTTGTGGAAAATATGGGTTTGCTACTAAATTTCTTATTTTAAATTTTCTTTTCATCTTTCCTTCAATGTACCAACATACTCTCATATGATTCTTTACCAACCAAAGTGTTTCATGTGAAACATAATCTTCAATCATATCTGCGCCCCACTGGTCGTGTCCTATCGTATCTTTGAACTTGCCCGTATCATGTAATAAGGCTGCCAATACTAAATCGATGTCATCGCTTTCCTTCAGTGCCCAACTCACCACTTGTAGAGTGTGTTGAAAAGCATCTCCCTCAGGATGCCACTTTTCTGATTGCTCTATACCTGACAATCTTTCAACTAGCATGAAAATTCCTCTTGTATTTTCTATTGTGTAAATTGGTTTCATCTTTTTATCTTTCTGCATCTTGCGCATCTTACTATCGCTCTGCTGAAATACCAAACATGACCACTTAGTATACAATGTCATTCACATAATGTTCGAAATATCTTTTTCATTTTAATTTTTTAAGAGCCTCCACACTTTCCCTTGATAAATATAATTCTTGACCCTCTATGATACATTTTACTTTACCCCTACAATTATTAGTATACTCAATTATAGCGTGTGCCATTGTTTCTGGTGCCGCTGACATTTGAAACGATGTTGCAACGTCAAGTTGCGAAAGCGCATCTCTGTGTTGTCCTGGTAATGAACCATATTCCCTAACTATAACCTGCCCTGTGTCAAAATTAAATATTATTGAATAATATGTATCATAATAAATATTGGGTACAATAACTTTTTCAATTTCAATATTTGATTCTGCCGCGAACATGTTCCTAATTTCACTAAATTTTTGCAATGTAGTTAATAAATCCGAAAAATCACTTCGATGCATCTTAATTATGTTATATATACGTGAGTCTCTCGACTTTCTCACAAATAAAACATCGTCTCCCTTGAGAATTAAGTAATTACCCACACTTGTCACTCCTTTTACTCTCATTCCTAATTCGTGTTCTTCTAAATATTTTAAATTCATTTTTTCCTCCATTTTCCCGCATTATAATCATACTCAAATGTCTTATCAAACCACTTATCCAGTCTATAAAGTAGATATCCTCCCAATAGACCAAGAATTATATTTATTCCATAGAATATTAGGGGATTTATCATAGTCCCCCCCAATAATAGTTTTCTATTGTTTCCATTAACCATAATTCCCAGTATTCTTTGTCTGCTTTTTCCGGTAAGGGTACCAGTTTAGAATCCCCTTCCATTTGCCCCATTAAAGATTCTAATCTTGGACCCACCTCACTCATATAATCAAGTTGACCTAATTTAACCCTTTTCAGGTATTCCGCTTCTTTTAATGGAAATTTAACGGTTCTATTGTGATATATACTTAATATTTGATAAGCTGCCCTTAATGCATGACTAACTGCTTTCCAATCTATGTTCTTATTATCTGCAGCATCTTTTGCTCTTTTGCCATATTCCTCATAGTATTTTCTTATAATATTATATGCATATTCACACGATTGTGTCTCCTGTATTTTTTTATTACATACTTCTAATTCTCTTATTCCATTTTTATTAATTGACTTATTAGTGTGTTCCCATTCGGGTATATCGTCGAATACACGTCTAACCCTCGTCTCCCCAGATTCTGATTTTAATATATCCATTATCTTCTTACATGTATCTAATCTACTACCCTTAATCCCATATTTTGCAGCTTGTTTTCTTGCATAACCTACAAACGCTTTCATATCTTTTGTGTAAAACCTTTTTCTTTGTTCGTGTATTTGTTGCCAAATGGTAGATGTTTCAATTTCGAAACCACTTGGGATGTGCAATAAATCTATTGCTAACATATCTCCATTACAAGCTAATTTAATAAATTGATGTAGCGGAATATACTCAATATCTATATCGTCTTTTGAGTTTTTTCCTTCACCTACTTTTGTCTGCTCCCATTGAGAGGTATATAAATTTTTATTTAAAAGGATATCTTGTTTACTTGGCATATAGATTACCTTATAATCTTTATCAGATTCAGGTGTATCCGTGCCGTATAAATGACTTCCAAATATTGTTTTAAGTATTATTTGTTCTTTAATCATAATTTTTCCTTCAATATATTATATACCATTCTACTCATATAAACATTCCCAAGTCTTAGTTGCAGTTTCATGCGCCATTCTTGGCTGGGTGCATAAAAATTTGTCATACTTTTTGCAATACCACCATTTAGGTAAGGGTTCTTTTCCTTGAGTTAAATGTTCGCAATTACCACAACCGAATCCCTTATTCATACATTCCCCACTTACCGTATTTAAGCATTAAGAAAATAATAATGATACCGAGTACTATCCAAACACCTGCAATTATTTGTATAATATTTTCCATACCTTATCCCCTTTCAAAATGTGAAATATGCCAATCAGATAAATCACCCCTATCACTTATAAATACAAATCTAGTACCTAACGATATTTCTTTAGTAACCCTGCCCCTATACAATTTCCCTTGAGTTATTGAACCATCAGCTGACTTGTTTGCCCTCAAAATTACATCGTTTTCTATTATTTTATTCATCCTTATACCTATTCCCTTTCTCCCAATTACATATTGTACACATAGTTTGGAGATTACCTGAGTGTGTTTTACCTCCCTTTGACTTTGGTATTATATGGTCTTTAGTCATTAATATTAATTGCCCACTAGGCCTATTACCATATAAATTCAAGTGAGGTGTTTCACCCTTTCTTTGTTCTCCTTTAAATCTTTGTAATAAAAATATACTACCCTCTAATCCACACTTAACACACTTTAATGATTTTTTAAATAATTGTAATCTTGAACTATCTATTCTTACCTTATAACCCTCTAAATTTACTCTTATTTTTTCTTTATAATTTTTATTTTTAACTATTAACGGTATAATATCATTTATTGTATATGTTTTTAAGGTTTCATATCCACTTCTACCCTCAAGTACTGCTTTTGATTTTCTTCTTCTTTTTCTAATCCACCACCAATTTGCCATTATTTCCCCTCTGCTTTGGCTATTGCTTGCTCGAGTATTATTATTATCTCTTTAAGAAAAAATGAACCTATCATAACCGCCTTTAAAAATACCAAGGCTTTTTTACAAGCCTCCAATAACTCATCGTGATTATTCCAACAATGTACTATTCTTTGGGCGTTGGCTTTCTGTATCTCACGGGCTTTATCAATTCCTAAATATTTTAAATGCCCCCAACCTCTCATCATTGCTATTGGGAATTCTCTTTCTTTCATTTGACAACCACCAACAGACTTCCCAAAAATAACTGAGCCTTGATTATCTGTAGTTAATTTCCCTGGCGTATGCTTCATAACTTCCTCCCTTAACCCTTCCCGGGGGTTTCCTGTTATACGTTGTTTTACCTATGAACCTATCAACATTTGCGCAGTCAGACGTAATCTGAATCCATCTATTCCATATCCTTGCGGTTCCTTAGGAGTTATGCTAATATCCAAACTCATCACTTCCTTTATTTACCTACATTCAAATAACCCGTAATTGTACCGAGACCTGTAACTAATCCTGCACCATGAATTATTTCAGCTTTATAGGGTGCTTTAAAATCACAGCTTACAAGTTTCACGATATTCATAACGTATCCGATTGTACAAACTATTACTATCCCTCCTACTATAATCTCCATCATTGTAAAACCTTTTCTATTCATCACCTTCCTCCTTACTTTAAAGTAGATTATATTAAACAACTTAACAAGAATAGTACCCAATAAAAGGATGTAGTTTTATGTGTCATCTCCCACTTCACACCCTGTTTTCTAATTGCCTTAGTAAGCCTTGAAATCCAAACATCTACATTCAGCCAGGTCATAATTAAGGCTAACCATAAACTTAAACATATTGCAACTAGTCTTAAGATTTCCATTTATTTATCCTCCTTGTTATCTATTAACTGTATGACTTGTCGACTTGTAAATCTGTAACGCTTCTTTGTCCTGACATCTTCTGCAATTATTGGGTTCTTTCTGGCTTTAGAATTTAACCCAACTATTTTATACGTCTCACCATCCGGAGTGGTAAATTCTTTATCGAGCCAGCAACGTTTAATGTTATATAAATGACAATAGGTCTCATAATCTATTCTTTTCCTATCTACTACCATTCCGTCTTTGTCTAGTAATGCCCCCTCTAATTTAAAAGTAAAGGTAGAGGGAGAATACGAAGCGTTTGTAACTTTTAAATTCAGCTTATGCTTTTTAGCAACCTCCGCTATCGCCATATTTAGTTCTATTCTCAATTGTTTCAGCAGTTCTTCACTTATCATCCCTCACTCCTCCTTTACTTTAAAAATACTTCTAATAATTCAATTAACCGGCCCGCATAGATTAATACTTCACTGTAACCACTACTATGACCATCCTCCCAAACTTTATCAAAAACAGCCTGGAATTGTTTATCAGTTAACCTTAAACCTAACTCAGTATCAAGGTAACGTCTTAAATCTTTCTTATACTCGTCATAAAGACGTCTGTCATCTTTTCTATAAAGCCTATTCTTTTCTACATCATGCATTCTACTAGCGTACTCTAACTTGCTTTCGTAATCTTCATTTTCAATCTTATCATAAAATTCATCATGTGTTAAGGGTACTAATTTTTCCATTTCATTCCTCCCTTGGTTCAATTATAATGATTTTTTGAAAATTGTCAACTAATTTTAACTTATTACTTCTAACTTTATTATTCTATGTGACCAACCATATCTTACAGCCTCTTTAATTAATGCATAAATACTGTCAAACTC